AGGGATAGATTGTGCAACAGTTGCAATATCTTTAGAGGGGGATAAAATGAATAAATATCAGATTAATGACCTATTCAGTTCGCCACCGCATAGATTGGGTTGCCAGTGTTGGCATTGTAGGACTGAACGTGAAGAAATGGAGTTACCTCAGGTTATTATTGATGCCGACTATGAACCCGATAAAGCGATGTCCAGAATTGATAAATTGATTAAAGATGCTAGTGAACTATGAATAAGAAGTATCAAATAATCTATGCTGACCCGCCTTGGGAATGTTCCAACCAGAATGTTGCTAAAATATCATACATTAAGAGTAGCGGTAGTTATCATTACAATTCCATGAAGTTGAAGGATATGTGAATTGCCCATCAATAAAATAACCGATGACGACGCACTATTATATCTATGGGCAAGGTCTCCGGCACTTGACTGGGCGTTAGAAGTTGGCAAAGCGTGGGGGTTTAAATATTCCACTGTTGCTTTTGTTTGGGATAAGCAACGTATTATCCCTAGTTACTATACACCGTCGCAAGTAGAATTATGCTTAGTCTTTAAGAAGGGCAGAATACCTACACCGAAAGGTTCTACCAAAGAGCATCAATTCTTATCAGAGAAAAGACGAAGGCATAGCCAAAAACCAGATACTATCAGAAACAGAATTATGAGAATGTTTCCTACTCAAAATAAGATAGAATTATTCTCACGAAACAAGGTTGAGGGTTGGGATTGCTGGGGTAACGAAGTAGAATCTGATATAGAACTATAATGGATATAAACAAAGTCTATTTAGGGGATTGTTTAGAGATAATGCCGTCTATACCAGATAAGAGTATAGATATGGTGTTATGTGACCTCCCTTATGGCTCGACCGCATGTTCTTGGGATACTATTATACCCTTTGAGCTGTTATGGAAAGAGTATAAGAGGATAATTAAGAAGAATGGGGCTATTGTATTAACTGCAAGCCAGCCATTTACATCTATTTTGGTATGCAGTAATCTAAATTGGTATAGACACCATTGGGTTTGGATAAAAGAGAAGGGGACTGGGTTTCAAGTTGCTAAATATCGCCCTATGATGAAAACTGAAGATATAATAATGTTCCGAGAAAATGGGGGTGGTATTTACAACCCACAAATGACATTAAGAGATAAACCATTAAAATATCATTATCCCACAGTGCAAAGTAGAAGTAATCCACTAGCACACTATAATAATAAGGAAGTAATTAGCACGCACAAATACCCAGAGAATACACTTATATTCCAGACAGAAACAGGTACTCATCCCACCCAAAAGCCCGTAGCCTTATTTGAATATCTAATCAAGACCTATACCAATGAAGGTGATTTAGTATTAGATAACTGCGCTGGTTCAGGAACTACTGGTGTAGCTTGCCAGAATCTAAACCGTAATTACATCCTTATAGAGAAAGAACCCAAGTATTATGATATTATCCTTAAAAGACTTTCCGAAACTCAGCCATACTTGACAAATGAATAGTATTGTAGTAGAATTAAGGTATGATGAAGAAGGTTAAACGTAAATACACCCGCAAGGTATCACCAGAAGCCGTACAAGCCAAATCTAGCCCCATTAAAGAGGGAAGTAGTATCAATCTACCACCTGATATATTAGAGAGTATAGAAAGAACCTGTGAACATAGAAAGTCTTTAGGTTTATCTGATGACAGAGAAGAAAGAATAGAAAGGGCCTTAAGGTATCAGGAGTTTATAAATAAGTGATATATTTTATTGGTGATTTGCATTTAGGACATACTAATATTATTAGATATTGCAATAGGCCATTCAAATCTACTCAAGAAATGAATGATTTTATGGTTGCGAAGTGGAATGAAACCATTTCAAATAATGATACTGTTTATTATCTTGGTGATATAGCATATGGGCGGGATTGTGGTAGTAGGAAATATTGGTGGGATTTATTAAACGGTAATAAAATTCTTATTAAGGGTAATCACGACAGAGATTTGCAAGGCATTCCTTACCACAAGTATCTAATTAAGAGATTTAATAATATTGAGTTTTTACTTATTCATGCCCCAGAGTATAATGATTTTGGTTATAAAGGATGGTTGATTCATGGACACCATCATAATAATTATCCCGAATTATATCCCTTAATAAATTACGAGAATAAAACAATCAATGTTAGTGCAGAAGTGTTAAGTTATAAGCCAATATCATTAGAAAAGATTCTGCAACGCATTGCAATAAGTGAGGGTAAGAATGAAAGATTTATGTTTAGAAACAAATAATTTCCATCGTGAGATTGAAGAAGAAAATAGACGGCAGTTAGAAAAGTGGGGGATACAAGACCATCTTCCTGCTGAGTGGCTTATGTTTGCTACGGAAGAATTAGGCGAGCTAGCAGAAGCTATTGGAGAGTGGCAATTTCGTGGTGATAGTAGAGATAATGTAGTTAAAGAGGCAATCCAAACTGCTACGCTTTGTATTAAGATAGCCGAAATGTTTAATCATACAAGGATGTAAATGTCTAAACCATCAATAGACCTTAGTAAACTATATAAACCACACCCTAGACAGGTTTTATTCCATCAAGCTACGGAGAAGATAAAACTTTTCGGTGGAAGCATTAGGGGCGGTAAGACGATGGCATTAGTGGCTGAAGCTGTGCAGCTTTGTCTTGATTATCCTGGCTCTGTGGGTATCATGGCACGTCAAAATCTACCATCTTTCAAGAAAACTGTTATGGTAGAGTTAGAGAAATATATTGACTATCTTTACCCTAAAATCATAACCCAACACCATGCAACAGACCACTATGTCCAGTTCCAGAATGGGAGTAGAATTTGGTACACCGGCCTCGGCGATGATACACACGGACTTGTCGGCCAAATGGGAACAACAATTAGTTTTGCGTGCATTGACCAGGTAGAGGAAACGTCAGAGATTCATTTCAATAATCTTTTAGGCCGTCTGTCCTTACCCCTAAAGAATATCCGCTATCATATGCTTTTAACTGCTAATCCTATGCCAGGGTGGGTAAAGCAAAGGTTTATATCCAACACTCCAAAGGATTTTATTTATATTCCCTCTTTACCCCGTGATAATCCCTATTTGCCCCCAAATTATGAAGCTGAATTAAGACGTGATTACCCAGAAGAACTAGCGCGGGCATGGCTTGACGGTGATTGGAACGTAATGGAGTCTGGCAATTTCGTCTTTTCGTGGAATGAGATTAACCGAGCTATTGACTTAGATATTAAACCTGAAGGCGATAAATATTTAGGGGTAGATATTTCATGGGGCGGTACTGATGAGAACGTAGCCATTGTAAGGCAAGGCGGTAAAGTTCTCTTATTGGAGAGGTGGATTTACCGCAAAGAAGATGCCATACAAAGTGTAGACAAAATTATTGCACTAATAAACGAACACCAGATACCTCATAAAAACGTAAATATAGATGCTGTGTCTGGTGGTAGTCTAATTTATTCGGAGTTGGTTAAGCGTGGCTATCAGGTAAGACCTATTATCGCCGGTGAAAAGCCAGATGATGAAACTAAGTATATCAATCAACGTGCTGAGATGTATTTCCAACTCCAAAAGAGATTCAGGGATAATGCAATATCAATACCCGATGATAGGACTCTCACTGGGCAATTAACGGTTATCAAGTATCTTATAGCAGGGGAAAAGAAATATCAACTTGAATCTAAAGAGAAGTTAGATAAAAGTCCAGACCGAGCAGACGCATTGGCGTTAGCGTTTTACGAAGCTAAAATCCACAATCCGAATTTGAGATGGTTATGAACGGATACTGGCAGTTATACGCAAAGATATTTAATATCAAGATATGTAGAAAGTGCGGTTTTAGCAAAGTCAATACCCTATAGGCGTGAATGCTTGTGGTATAATAAGAATAGAGAGATATGTATAATATTGCAACGCCATTTTTATTGGATTATTTGTATAGACCTTTTGCCATAAATGTGGTAAAAGGGTAGACGCAAATTGGGGGAATCGTGGCAGAGGATATGAATGCTTGGATTGCTATAGGGAAGCTAATAGAAAACGAGCGCATGAGAGGTATCAACTACGTCCTGAGACTAGAAAATTAAATAACAAAAATAGCTTCTATAAAAGAAATGGTGTAATTGGTAAATACACTATTGATGAATGGAAAGCAAAATTGATAGAGTATGATTATAGGTGTGCTTATTGCGGGGAAATTTTATTGGATGATATTACTGCTGACCATGTAATCCCCGTAAGTCGTGGTGGCTCAAATATTATTGATAACATTGTACCTGCTTGCCGATGGTGTAATTCACACAAAAGTACCAAGACTGCTAATGAATACAAGGAATATTTAAAGAGGGGTAAAAACAGTTAATATAAATGGATATTTAAGGCTGTATTGTGCAATTAACGAACTCCCAATGATACCTAAACGCTGTAGGGTATGTGGTGAGGAATTAGATTCTAAATGGGAAGCTAGACATAATGGGTATCTCTGTTTGAAGTGTCTTTATAAGAAAAGACTTGACAAAATACGCACCTAGTTTGTATAATAAGATAGGAGAGTATATAAGTGCGCACTTCTCCTATCTTTTCATGTCTTTAAATCCTCACATTTTGCAACTGTTGCACAATCTTTCTTAATGTTTATTTAAGGAGTATTTTATTGTCTAAGGGGGAATGATGGTATCTAAAAAGAAGCTGACTAATAATGGGATAACTGTAGGTGCAAGGCTTTTACTTCGTGTCGGCAATATATTTAAATCTGAAATTGTTGAAACTGTTGTAAAAGAGGTAAATCCCAAAGGTGATTGTGTTAAAATAGGCAATGGGATTGAATGGTATGCCATAAAGTCGCTTAAAATTGTAGATATACTAAAGGATTAATAGTGGCATTAACTAAAGAAATAATTTTAGCTTCAAACGCTAAAGCCTCCATACCTAACCGCCCTTATAATAATTTCTATTCAGGCGGTGTAACACCTCCCAGTATGAATACTGAGGGGTTTCTTAGCGCATATTCTAGCATTGGCTGGTTGCACGCCGTTGTCTTCCGTATAGCTC